CGTTATAGTAATCATCTGTTTCAAGTACACGCCTATCAAACTGTTCTCTTGCCTCTATGTAGGACATTTCGCCCCTACCTTTACATAGGTATAGTATTTCTCTTGTAAACTTGTCTTCGCCTAGTTGTGCAACATCTGCATTAAGCCTATCACTGGATCCCCAGTAAGTACGCCAATCGCTTTCTTTAGTGCCGCGTCTTTTGTTTTTCTTGCCTTTGAGTGGTGGCTTAGTAGTTTTAAATTTTGCTAGTTTCTTGCCTATGTATTTTTGTCCTGTAGTNGTNTTNGTAATTAGATAAACAAATCCTTCATACTCATNTGGTATTTCTTCAACTTGTTTACCTTGATACGTCCACTGCATCAAGTATATATGCGAGCCTGTTATTTTTTGCCTTCTCGTTTGGCTTTGAACTTTGAATGTATTTCATCGCCTCGAATTTTACTTAATTTTCGTATTTCTCTTAGCCATCTTCTGCTGGCTGCATGTGTTCTAAACGAAACTCTTGACTCAAATGCTTCGTTTGCTTTAAAATATTCTATATATGCTTTCGTTAGCTTGTCATGGATGTCGTCTTCAATCATAATACATTGCCTTTAGCGTAATAGGATTGCTTCCAGTAGCATGAGCTGCAAGTTTTGTATGACAATTACCACCCATGCCTTTTAAAAATGCACGTTCAACTTGTGCTTGGGCAAAAGTTTTCTTATCATTTACTTTTTTAACTATATCAATAGTATCAACATCATTCTTTCTAGTTTGTATTGCAATTATTCCTTGACCAACTGCTGGAATAGTTGGAATCTTGATCCAAGTACGTCTAATGTCCAATGCTTTAAGGCCAGCTTCAGCTAATACTATAGCATCATATTCTTTATTGTCAAGTTTTTCTAACCTAGTATCAATGTTGCCTCTAATAGGTTTAATTTTTATGTCTAAGTTGTTGTATAATTCTTTTAATTGAGCAGTTCGTCTTGGACTACTAGTACCAATAGTACATCCGTACCCTACGCTACCAACAATTACATCATGGGGACTGTTACGTTTTAACATTGAAGCAATAATTAAATCCGGATGTTCTTCTCCAGGCATGTCTTTAAGACTATGCACAGCAATATCAATGTTTTCTTCTAATAATTCGTTTTCAATAGCAGTACAGAACACACCTTTACCACCAATTTCGTGTATTGGAGTATCGTTGTTTAGATCGCCATCTGTTTTTATTATAACTATTTCTGTTTCGTGAGAAATTTCACTGCATACACGTTCAGCGTATGCAAGTGCTAGTTTACTTCCTCTTGTTCCAACTTTTAGTTTCATTCTACAATGTCAATATCATTCTCATATGATGTAAATCCGTTTTCTTTCACAACCTTCATTACATAATTGACCCTTCCTATAAGTTCATCTTTGTGTGAGATAAGGAAAACGTTCTTGTCTCCGTCTCTACCCATCTTTTTAAGAACAGCAAGCGATCCTTCAACTCCTGCTGTGTCCATACCACTATCAATAAGTTCATCAATAAACAATAAGTTAATTTTTTGATACAGACTTTCCCAAACATCACGGAATGCAAAGCTCATACCAAGTATAAGTCTGTTACGCTCGCCTCTTGACAAGTTATCAAAGTCTAAGTCTTGTCCTAGTTGTGTAATTTCAACATTCAAATCGTTTTGGAATACAACACTATGTGGTAATCCTAGTTTATCAAGATAGTATGTAAGCCTATTGTTAAGATACGCTAAGTTTTGATCAATAATCTTCTTGCGAATAAAGCTATCTTTGTTAGTTAGTAACTTTAATAAGAAGTCTTGATGTTCTTTATAACTTGTAAGGTCATTCACTGGAGACCAGTCAATTTCCTGCATAGCAGTATGGTTCAATTCATCAATTTGTGCTTGATAAGGATCAGCTTCATCTTGTTTTGATGTAAGAGATTGTTTTAAACTGTCAACATTCTGCCTATGCTCATACGCTTCTTTAGCAGTTTCATAAAATACATTAGGCTTACCATTGATGTCACCAATCTCTGCAAGTGCCTTTGTAACATCAATAAGTTTATCACTAACTTCTGTTTGATATGAAATAGCATCTTCAAGTTCTTTCGACTTGCGTTCTGCAATTTCTGCTTTTTTGTCTGCATGTAGCTCTTGTCCACACGTATAACATGTAGCATCTTCTAAATTTGCGACATCTTTATTGACCTTTTCAACACTCTTGTCTGCACGTTGTAGTGCTGGCTCTAATGTGCTTAGTTCTTTTTTAAGAGCCAAAATAGCACTGTTATGTTCATTCCAATTTTGCAATTTTTCATGTGACTCTAGTTCTACATCAATGTCTAAATGCTCTAATTCGTCGATAGCAGATGCTAATTTGTTTATGTCTTGTTGTTTTTTAGCAAGCCAAGCTCGTTGCGTACCTTGTAAACTACTAATAGTACTTTCAATTTTACTGTTTGCTGTTTGTATTGCTTCAATTTTTAATGTTTCAGTAGTTATGGCTTCTTTAGTAATGCGTGTTTGCTCTTTTAAAGCATCAGCTTTCTCACTTAGGATAGTAATACCTAACAACTGTTCAATGATAGCACGTTGATCGTTTTGCCGCATGCTTAGGAATGGTTCTGTGTAGGTGTTTAGTGCAACAATATGTTTAAACATATCATGACTCATATCAAGTAAACCATCAATATCTTTTTGAGTCTGTCGACTGTCGCCCTGCGATTCGTCTACAAGTTCTTGTTCTTGATTGTTAATAAAGAACTTGAGTACATTAGGAGAACGCCCACGCTCAATCCTATAATCAACACCATTCTTTTCAAAGTGAAGTGTAACCAACATGCCTTTGCTGTTAGTTTTATTAATTAAGTTGTTTGCTCTAATGTTTGTAAGTGCTTTACCATATAATGCGTAGCTAAGTGCATTAATAATAGTAGTCTTACCCGTACCATTACGTGAACCACTGTCATCGCCGCCTTGATCTAAGTTTTCACCTAGTACAAGTGTAAGATTTTCTCTGTTAAAGTCAACAGCCTGAGTCTGATTGCCCACACTCATAAAGTTTTTTACGGTTAAATCTTTAATTTGTATCATAGTTCGTTATAAATGTCCATTAGCATCTTTTTATTAAAGTTGTCTGAGTCAATTGCATTAATTTCACCAGCAACAATTTGATCTACACTTTCAAATTGTTGGATATCGAGTTGTGTACTAATTTCTTCAAGTTGTTTTTGCGGAATAAGACTTATTTCTCGACAGTTGAAGTTATTAATAAAAGTTTCTTTAATAAAACTTGCTTCTTCATAGCTAATAGGTAAATCTAAATTCACTCTTAGATACATGTTTGGTTTTATTAATGTTTTTTGTTCGTCAATTAGTTGACTTAACTTAACAGTTCTGTACTTAGGACAGTTAGGCCAGTTTATATACATAGGCTCAGCGTCATTTTCTTTGTCAAGTATCATCATACCACGGTCGTCATCCCATGCATCCGCATAGTTGTGTGGAAACGCATTACCTAAGTAGTGTACTTTACCTTGTTTTTGTCTTTTATGAAAATGTCCACTAAACACATACTCTTGATGTTCAAAGTGTTCAGCTTTTAGTTCACCATGGTCTGGCATTTGTACCATTGCGTTCATATAAAAGCTAGGTAGTTCAAAATGCCCAAACAAATATTTTGCTTTTATATTTTTTATCTTTTTCCATTCGTCACCTACTAGCCATGGGACTAGTGCGACATCATCTTCTTGATATATTTCGTCAATAAATGTAATACCCGGAATATGTTTTGCAAACGCTGTACTATTCACGTCACGTTTATCTTTGTAATACAAGTCATGGTTACCATCAAAGAAGTAAAACTTCTCAAATGACTTTCCTAGTTTCTCCATACTACGAATAGTAGCATCCATGGTGGTAAGATTTAAACTATTTCTGTTGTGATGCCAATCTCCACAGAAGATTCCAGTTTCACAACCGTTAGCTTTTGCTTGTTCTATGTACCAATCTATAAAATCTTCACAGTCTTGGTTATGTATCTTACTATTGCCTTTTAGACCAAAGTGAATATCTGTAAATACAGCCGCTTTTTTAAACAATTCGTGTTCTCCAGGTTCATTATCTATACTATTATACGATCAATTAAACTAAAAGTCAAGTGTTATTCTGTTTTGCTTGGAGTTCTTTTTCTCTACGTTGCTGTGCGTCCCATTCACCTGCATTTTGTCTAGTAAACGAAGGATTCATATCGTTCATTTCAAGAATATCGTCTCTAATGTTTTGATTGCGTTTTTCGATGTTAATAACACGTACAAAACTGTTTGTAACTGCCGCAGTATAATAAGCAAACGGGTTAGCAGACTTAGATTCGTCAAATTGCAAGCCAATCTGTGCTAATTGTAGTATTGCTTGTCCTCGCATCTCGTCATTATACGTATATCCACGTACATTGCCTCGTGTTGCGTATCTATCACATAACTTCATCCACATCATAGCAAGTTTATTAGTTGCTTTACCACCTTTTAGATCAAAACTACCGTTTTCCATACCACCGGACCAATGACTTTTACCTACACACAACAATTCGTCTTTGTCGTTAAATCGAAAGTGTTGAAATGGAGGAAAGTTAAGTTTTACTTTAGTGTCTGCTACAGTTTTTGGTGTCTTTTTCCTTCCAGGTTCGTCTGGAACATGATCAAATGTCATTATTCTAAAAACTAGTTCTGTTTTTTCTATTTTTCTATAGTCAACTTCAAATTCAGCTTGTTTAACTTTTTTACCGGCTAGTTTAGCTTCGTCAAAAGCAGTAACTTGTAGTCTTTTTGCTTTATTACGTTTTGCTTCTGCTATAGTACGAATGTTTATTTTATCTATACTAGGCAGTATTATATCAAATTGATGGTCTTCGTCATCTACAAAGCTACAAAACGTGCTTTTTGACTTATGAATCTCTTTCAAAATGTCTTTATTGTTTAAATAGTTTACTTTTCTCATAATTTCTCCGTTTGTAGTTACATTATAATATACTCTGTTAATAAAGTCAACTAAATAATACTATTAGGAGACTTTATATATGCCATACCAAGATTTCGGGGTAGCTCGAAAAAGTTTAGCAACACAAAACCCAACAAGTTCTTCACAAAGTAGAAATACAAAATCTCCACAACAAAGTGTGAGTAATCTACTTGGAAGTGCAGCCCGATTTGGTTCGGAAGCCTTAGGTAATGTCGGCAATGCTGTTAAAGGCATAGCTGAAGATGTGTTTACTAAAGACAATTTTATGAGCCTCCTGCGTGGTGGTGGTCTACCATCATTTGGTATGCCTGGCGGCGTAGGATTTGGTGATGTATCTTGGAAAGGTGCCGATGACGATGATTGGAGAGTAAAACTTTCGTTGCCTTCGGGATTAAATTTAGAACCAAATTTACAAAATGCGTTACTTCGCACAAACGGATTAATATTTCCATATACTCCACAGATAATTTTGTCACATAGTGCATCCTACGGACAAGTTAAACCTACACATAGTAATTATCCATTTCCAGCTTATCAGAACAGTCAACCTGACACAATTCAAGTTAGTGGAGACTTTGTAATTGAGAGTGAAGCAGAAGGAATATATTGGGTAGCTGCTGTACATTATTTAAGATCAATTACTAAAATGGCATACGGAAATACAAGTCAACAAGGTTCGCCACCTCCAGTAGTACAACTAAATGGTTATGGTGATTTTGTTTTAAAAAATGTTCCGTGTGTAGCAACACAGTTCACAGTTGATCTACCAATGGACGTTGATTACATTCATGTTCCAGGTGCTATTAACACTTGGGTTCCAACACGTAGTTTAATATCTATACAATTACAACCAACATACAGCAGAAGAGCAGTACAGCAATTTAGCTTAGATAAGTTTAAATCTGGTGCATATGCTAAAGGCAACGGACCAGGATTTATCTAATGGCAAACTATGACGGAACATCACCTTGGTTTAATACTACCATAACAAATAACCAATATCTTGACACACTAAAAATTAGACCAATCCCTGCTGAATCAGACGATGTATTATATACAGTACAGGTTCAGTATACTCACAGACCTGATTTATTAGCTTTTGATTTATACGG